CACTATAGCTGCTACCACCGCCGCCACCGGGAACCCCACCATCACCGCCGTTTGAACTGCTTGAGCCTCTTGCCCCGCCCTGACCAGCGTACAAACTTACCCCCGGGGTTCCAGTATAGTTCTGATAATTCGTACCGCCATTACCCCCAGCAAAAACAGTTTTGAAACCTGCTATTGCCGCTGCCTGACCGCCTGCATAGCCTTGTTGTGACCAATGAAGGTAAGTTACTCCTCCAGTAACAGGCAGTGTGCCTTGTATAAACTCATATGCACCGACATTTGACATAAAGTTGTTAGATGAGTCATTTGCAGCGCCATTTACATATATAACTTTAGTTGTAAAAAAATCCGCATTGCTTATTGGATCGATACTTGCGGAAAAGACGTTTGCTGTTGTAAAAGGTACTGACCTGTTTGCGCTAGATAAGGTGAAAGTGGTGTTGCCGCCTACTGGTCCCGGTTGAAAATTTGTTCCGTTTGTTAGGCCTGATCCCCCTGCACCAATAGTATACGTCCCACCATTAAACATCCCTGCTGTGCCACAAAGTAATACAACATCACCCCCACCTCCAGCGAAGGCATAAGGGTTGCTGTTGCCGCCCTGACCACCTGCACATAAATACATCCAAACTATAGCATCATCAGCTAAACTACCTTTAGACCAAGTACCCGACGATGTGTAAGTGCTATTTGGTGACGCCCAATTAGACGGATACTTAGGGAAAGGCAACGATGTACCACTCTCAGCCGCAGCAGCCCAACTAATATCTGTGCCGTCCGAAGTCAGAACTGTAGCCGCGCCACCAGCGGCTAAAGCAGATGACACACCTGATGAGTTGCCTACTTGTATGGCACCTCTAGCCAACGCGCCCGTTACACTACCAGCAACAGAAAGATTTGTACTACCGTCCGATACCGTAGCTACCGTAGCGTTAGCACCGTTTTTAATTACAACGTCTGTGCTGCTACCATCGCCTTTTAGGATAAGGCCGTCAGCCGTGGTGTTGGTAATCGAACCCGTCGAGAACCCTGCTAAATCTCTGGCTTTGGTCATAGTTATTCTCCGTTAGGGTCTAGCGGTACAAATGTTGGGTCAAGTAAGTTTGCAGGATAATTTTCATTAGAGGGTAAATCACGCAAAGCCTGTCGATATGTTGCCCAATCCGTAGACATTGTTGACGTATCGCCTAAAGCCATAAAATCACTTTCACACAGTTTTAAGTTACGCCAAACTTGAAAAGCATACATCGAAGACTCTGGTTCCTGCGGCGGCTTATTGGGAATATCGGCAACAGAATACCACGCAGTAAATACAGGTAAATTTTCTGGAATATACATTTTCTTATCCCCCACCGCTTCCATCAGCAGTTACAAAAACTTTAGTCGCGGAAATAGCTCTTCCGACTGTTGATCCGTTAGAAGATAGTAGTTCGCTACCTATCCCCAAACCGCTAAATCCAGACACTACACTACCCATCATTGCCGTTGTCACTGTATTGCCATCTGACACGCTAGATGAACTATCGTTAAGACCAATGACGTTATTAAGAGAACCTTTATCCCCTGTTTTTACCGCAACAGCCGTAATGTACTTCTGTGTGGATGTGCCATCAGAAGTGGTGGTTGTTCCAATTCCAACAGCCTGATTCCTGTTAGAATCATAGGCCCAACAATTACCCCCCGAAGGATAGTATTGGGTAACACCGGGGGCATCAAATGGTTGACTAGGTACTCCATTCCCCTCCGAATAAGTAACACTGCCAAGTGTGGAGCTGTCGTATGTAATTTCCGCAGACCATTTAGCCGTACTTAATAAACCCGTAGCACTAATGTTAGTGTTTAAAAAATTTAAAAGCCACTTAGGGGATGAGGTTCCACCATTTACAGGAAGTGGATTTACTGTATTGCAACTAGCGATTCCATCGCCAACAATGCTAATATTGCCAAACTGTGAGTCTTTAAGATTAATTACGTCAGATCGGCTGTATGAACTAAGACTACCACTACCTATTGTAACTCTGTGCAGAACTATGCCGTTAGTGTAATCCATAGTCCCACTAATGCCCCATAAAACATTAGCATTATCAGTCGCAACCCATACTATATCCTTATTCTGTGGCGCACTATAACCACTACTAAGTCCGCTACCGTCAGTTTTAAGCATACTGCTTGTAGTGACTTGAGAGATAGTGTTGCCGCTCACTGTTGCTAACCAAAAAACGGTTGTATTGTTATACGCAGCATAAGTGCTTGTGTTTATGCCGTATACATTTCCCCCATAAACCTGAAGGATGTATTGTGAAGTGCCATTGTGCCAAGTTACATTGTAAGGGCCGTTATAGTTTGCGATTACATTACTGTTGGCGTGTTTCATAGTTACCCAAGAGCCACCAGAGGCAGTGTTGTTTGACGCATTTATAGAAAAAGCTCTCATGCTGGTCTGTAGGGCGCTTCCATTGTTGTCAAAATAGCCTTGTGCTATAGTAGCCATATGGCTCCCATCAGTAGCAACATCAAAAGGACAATAGTTAAAACTACACGATCTTGTAGAGTAGGGTATACTAGAATATGAGCCTGAATAATAACCAACGCTGGTAACATTAGAAAAAGTCCAAGCAACGGTATTGTTACTTGCGTTTAGCGTTCCTATAGCAATGAATTGTTGAGTATTGGCAACGCCCGACACTCCGGGACCGTAGCCGTTTCCGCCCCAACAGATAAATCTGTTTATAGCGGCATTATATTTCATGTTAATAGCGGTTATATATGGGAAGCTGCTAGTATTGAAGTCTAAAAGGGAGCCGTGAGATAACGTGCCATCTGCTGCCAACGTGCTTACCATATATTGCATATTTATAGCAGTGCTATAAACTATATTTTTCATTACACTAACAATTTTGTTGTCTTGTGTAGAAAAAGCAGTACAACCGCTGGCCCCGCTGTAGGCAGCACTGGCTTGGAGGTTCCGCACAGTTCCCAAATCGGATATTTGGTCATAATCAGATAATAAATAAGCTGGGCTTGCAGACACCTTACCAGCTACAGTTAGAAAAACTCCTGCCCTTGCACCAACCGTCCCATCTGCTACAAATTCTTGCCTGCTATCTGATCCAGAAACAGTAGCCCAAGACGCATCTGTTCCATCGGATTGAAGCAGTGTATTTGCACCGCCGATAGCCAGAGGCGTAGACACACCAGAACTATTGCCAACATCAATAGAGCCGCGTGTCAGGGCGCGTGTAACAGTGCCTGTAGCAGTCAAGTTGCGGATCGCAGTAACGTCCTTATTACCGTCAGCAGTAAGAACTTTATTGGCTTCTGTGGTGCCGTTGGCTGAAGCCTTATCCGTCAGGTTGAGGTCCGCTATAGACGCATCAATACCTGAGATAATTCCAGAGCCTTTGCTGCCGATATATCCTGCCATCTTATAATCTCCTAAGTAGGCTTAGTGGGCCATGTGACGCTGTTTGGAAACCCAGACTGTGCTGGTACATCACGCAACCCTTGTCTGTACGTTGTCCACGCGCTTGCCATTGTTACGTCAGAATTAGCCATCCAATCGCATTCTGCTAATCTCTTGTCGCGGTCTTCGCGCACAGACGCCGCTGCACGGGTGTTGGCCCCCGCAGCCCATGCCGCTTCTTCTGCATCACGGGCAGTTTCTTCTTGGGCAGTGAACTGCACCATTTCTCCGTTTATATTATGGTAGCGGGGCATTTCTGCTTTTCCTTTGTTGTTGTGTTATGAGTTTACTATTCCGAACATACTAATCTCTCCTGAAAGTATATTTCCGCTGCCAAATTTAAATTGAATTGCATTTACCTCAGTTGTAAAAAGATAGCCTGAACCACGGTAATCACCATCAGCGCCTCTGTATAGATAGCCGCCCATGCTCCAAACAACTGTTGCCGCATATGCAGTCGTATATGTACTAGCATGAGGTTTGAATAATCTAAGTTCTCCTACAATGCCATATTCGTTTGTATCATCTCCTGCACCACTTTGGTGATTAATATTAAAACCTGTTGTATCTGTTAAGCCATTAAAGTGATAATTACCGTTAGTTTCATCATAACTGCTACCACCATTTGTACTTGCATGACCAAACAATTTTTGATTATCTGAAACAGGCCGTACATAATTAAAGCGAAATACATAATCATCATACTTACTTGAGTCAAAACCTGTAAAACTAGCAGCAGCAACATTTGACATTTCACCAGTAGATGAAATAAACTCCGTACCCCCACCGATCTTAGTACCCATATAGGTAGCAAGCCTAGACATGGTAGCTTTTCGATTGGTCCCACCCGCACCATCATCAACAACCATTAAGTCAGCATCGACCAACGCTGCTCCAATGTCAGTACCGCCATCAATATCCAGATCAGCAATGTTTATACTGCCATCAGGAAACGTAGGAGTACCCGCAAACGTCACGCCCGTTGTACCTGTTGGTATCGACAT